AAATAGAACACTGTCTTGTAATAGTAGGTGTTAATGGGCTTAAATATAACTGGAAGAATGAGATAGAAACACATACAACATCAACAGTAAAGGTATTGGGAGAAACACATAAGAAAAATATTTCTACACAAGATAAGTTAGACAACTTAAATAATTTAGATACTTTCTTTGTAACAACTAACATAGAATCTTTACGGCAAAAAGAGCTGCTGGAAAAGATGAAGAAATTAGTAAAAACAGGAAAGGTGATGGTAGTAGTTGACGAGATACACCGTAACTGTGTAAACCCAGCAAGTATGCAGGGGAAAGCATTATTACAGCTTGCCAAATACTGTAAATATTTTTATGGGCTTACAGGAACACCACTCGTAAACTCAGTATTAAATGCATATATACCACTTAAATGTGTTGGCAGAGAAACTACTAATTTTAGCCAGTACAAGAGCAGATATTGTGAGTTTGGGGGCTTTGGAAACTATTCTGTTGTAGGTTATAGAAACCTAGAAGAGCTACAAATGAAGATAGATATGGTATCTATTAGGCGAAGAAAGAAAGATATACTAGACCTACCCCCACAGGTATTTATAGATGAATATGTGGAATTAGGGGCAAAGCAAAGAAAGCTATATGAGGAAGTGAAGCAAAACGTATTAGATCATCTAAATCTTGAAGTAATGGTAATGAATCCACTGTCACAGCTAATAAGATTAAGACAAGTAACAGCTTTTACAAGTATTCTTTCAGATACCATAAATGAATCAGCTAAGTTTGTTCGGTTAAAAGAATTACTAGAAGAAACAGAAGATAAAGTAGTAATTTTTAGTAACTGGACACAAGTAACTGATAGACTCATTGAGAAGTTACAAGTATTTAATCCTGCACTTGTAACAGGGCAGGTGAAAAATAAAGATAGAGAAAATGAAATTCAAAAGTTTAAGAAGGATAACTCATGCAGAGTTGTTGTGGGTACGTCAAACTGCCTTGGTGTTGGGTATACACTAACAGAGGCATCTACAATGATATTTATGGATGAGATGTGGCACTATGCAGGAATGAAACAGTGTTATGATAGAATCCATAGAATAGGTACAAAAGATACTACAATGATTTATACTCTTATTGCCAAAAATACTATTGATGAATATATTCATTCAGTAGTAAAAAGAAAGAGGGCATTAGGGGATGCAATCATTGATAAGAAATATAACCTAGAGGATAAAAGAGTTTTAGAATATCTCATTACAGGAGATGATAAAATAATGGAGGAATTGGAAGATGAACATTAAAATTAGTGCATTTCTGGCTATATTGGTAGCCACAATACTATTTTTTTTACAGACATATAATCTTGATATGAAAATGAGAGAAAATGCAGAGCTAAAAGATAAGATAGTTTCTAATGAGATTATAATCCAAGAACAGAAAGAAACTATTGACAAGCTAAATGAAATGCTGTATAATGAGAGCATAGCAGAAAAAGAAGCTATTGCAAATACTATTAAAGACATCAACTATGATTCTAGTTATAGTGTTGAGGGTAGAATGGAAGTAGAAATCACACATTATACACATACAGGAAGTTATACAGCAAGTGGTGTTTATCCACGAGCTAATCATACTATTGCCTGTAACTTCCTACCTTTCGGCACAAAGGTTAGAATTGGAGAAACCATATACACAGTAGAGGACAAAGGTGCCATGGTAGGAAATGTTATTGATGTTTTTGTAGATAGTGAGGCAGAAGCTATTCAAAAAGGAAGGTATGTCACAGAAGTAGAAATCTTAAAGGAGTGAGCAAAGTGGAACGTATTAAATCACCACCGTTAGTAACACCAATTATTCCTACATTCAGGAGTAAACATAATAAGAGAGAAGATAATCCATATCATTTACATAAGGAGAAAAAGCATGACAAAGGTAGACGTTGATAAACTAGGAGAACTTGACCTTGAGGCTAAGAAGATTAAGAAAGAGCTTGACAAGGGCAAGGCACAACTTAAAGAAAGTGATGAGAAAGAGTTTGTAGGAAATAAGTTCAAGGCAGTCATTAGTGAACGAACAACCACAAAACTAAATATTGATAAAGCACTTTCTGTTATTAAAGACAATGACATGAAGTTTCTTATCAAAGAAACAGTAGATGAAGATAAACTAAATGATGCACTAATGACAGGAGAGGTAGATCCTACACTTTTTGTAGATTGTGTATCAAGTTCTACAACTAAGGCAGTAACTTTTAGGAAGGTTTAAGAGGAGATACACAAAATGAAGAAGGTATTTTGGTTTTCACGTCATAAAATGACAAATGAACAGCAGATGGCACTTGAGAATAAGTTTGGAGAACTTGATGTATTTCAAGTAAGTAAGTCTATCCAACATGCAACTGAGGTAATTGATTATATTGATTGGGCAGATATTATTGCTATTGTAGCACCTATTGTACTTCAAGCAGAATTTGTAAAACTTGCAGGAAATAAGCCTGTAATTATGGCAGTTAGTGAGCGGATTCTAAAAGAGGATGGAGAAGTAGAGTTTAAGTTTGTAAAGTGGGAACGCCTTGTAAAGGTGGAGGTAGTCAAGGAGGATTTTGCATGACAGTAAAACAAGTAAATGTAGCATCACGAAGAAGTGTAAAGCTAGGAAATGAGTTTATTACATTTGAGGTTGGTCTTGTAGCAGATATTGCAGAAGATGAGGATTCAGACACCATTATTAAACAGCTTTTTGAAAAAGTAAATGGGCAAGTAGATGATCAGATTGAGGAGAGTGCCAAAAGTCTAGCAACTTGACAATATAAAAAATTTATGATATAATAGCATAGCCATCTGAAAAGGTGGCTTTTGCTATCTTTGGAGTTAAATTACAAGAATATTTGTATTTAGGAGGTGGACACCATAGGAATTTTTGGAGATTTCACAAAACCAGAAAAGAAGAAACAGCCTACATTATTTGATATGGCAGTAGCAAGGTTTAAAGACCCATATCTTCTAGCTATGATAGAAAAGTATCTTGATATGAGAAGGGAAAGACATGACCTTCCTGCAAGAACATCTTTTGAAGCCCAATTAAAACTACTTGAGGAATATGAGCCACAAGATAGATTTAAGCAGGTAGAACTTTCTATCTTAGGTGGATATAGGAGCTTGTGTTATCCTAGAAAGACAAAGGTAGTAAAAATAGAGGACTATGTGAAGAAGAAAAAGGAGAAAGAAAAAATCAATTACACAAGGGGGTTTTAAGATTGACAGAAAATCAATTATCGGAAGCAGTTGCTATTCATTCGGCAATAGAAAAACTAAAGAGCTTAGTAGAAAATAAAGGCGAGCCAATGGGATTATCACTAGGTATGGGAACACCTATTACAATCTCACAAGAGAGTCCACTCTATGAATATTTTGTTGATGGAATAAAAGAAGAATTAGATAGGCTACAAACAGCCTTTGAAAGTCTATGAGGTGAAACATGACAGTAGTAAAAAGAGATGGACGAATTGTAGCCTTTGATAGGCTAAAGATAGAGATTGCAATACTAAAGGCAATGGAAGCAGTTGGGGAAATTGAAGAAGCCACAGCAAAAGAAATAGCGGCAGAGATAGAAAATCATTACACAGAAAATTCACAGCTTCCAATAGAAATGATAGAAAAGAATGTGTTTGACCTTCTTTGTAAACATGGTAATCTAAAAACAGCCAGAGCATATGAAAGTTTTAGAAGTGTGAGAGAGTTTCAACGGAATACAAAAAATTCTATTGACAAAGAGTTAAAAGAGCTTATTTCAGATAAAAATGAATACTGGAATGAGGAGAACTCAAATAAAAATGCCTTACTTGTAAGCACAAAGAGGGATTATATAGCTGGTATCGTAAGTAAAGATTTAGCAAATAGATACATTTTTTCAGCAGATGTTGTAGAAGCGCATGAGAATGGGATCGCGCATGTCCACGATTGCGATTATGGAATACAGCAATTACATAATTGCGAACTTGTTAATTTAGAAGATATGTTACAAAATGGAACAGTAATAAATGGTGTGGCAATAGAGAAACCTCATAAACTACTAACAGCAACTACAATAACCACTCAAATAATTACAGCAGTTACATCTTCTTCTTATGGGGGATGTAGTATTTGCCTAGCACATCTAGCCCCTTTTGTAAGAAGTAGTTATGAATCATATAAAAAGAAATATAAAAACCGGGGGCATAAAGAAGAAGATGTTATTAAATTTGCAAAAGAAGATTTATCAAAAGAGATAACTGATAGTGTTCAAACATTCAACTATCAATTAAATAGTATGGTGAATGTCAATGGTCAATTTGGCTACGCACAGCAGTAATGTTGTGAGGAGTAGGTGGTGAACACAGAAATCTGTGGTGTATACTCTACGTTAGGATTTATAGGAAATGATAAATAGAGAGTATGCTAACAGGGAAGGGTAATATTATCTAATCCTGTGCCAAGCCTAATTTATAATTAGGAAGGTGCAACGACTATCCCATAATGGGAGTACATTCTAGGCGAAATTCCTAGTTTGGAAGTGCCACCAACCCTACCGAGTAATGTCGGGGGTTAAGATATAGTCTACGCCTTAACGGAGGCGCAATCACCGTTTCTAAGTGTATATATGTATACAAATGAGGAAAAAGAGTATAAAAAGGAACTTGCTATGTTAATAGAGGAGTTCCTAAAGCTGTCTCTTATACCAATCTGACGCTGCCGACGAAACTCCTTA